GATCAGGGGTCGGGGTCAAGCGTTTGCTGGGTAAAAAACCGTTGTGGCCTTGTGCTTGCATTGCGGCGTTTCGGGCTTTGATTCGTGCTTGGTCGTTGGCTTGGCGGTGGCGGTTGCCGCGTCGGCTGTTGCAAGTTTTGCAGGCTGGTGTCAGGTTGTCGAGACTTGAGTCTCCGCCGTGCATGACTGGGATGATGTGGTCTGCTTCGGTGGCTGGTTGTCCGCAGTATGTGCAGGTTGGGTTGCCTGCTAGTAGGCGTTTGCGGTTGGCTTTGTAGGTGGGGGTGTTGTGTTCTTTGCCCATGCTCACGCCCTCGCTTCGCTCGGTTGTGCTAGCGCGGCCTGCGGCCTTGCTGACGTTCGAGGTGGCTTGGTTGTCATGACGGGTTCCAGTCTGCGGTTGTTGTTTGTTGTCAACCTTACTGCGCATGTCTCAGGGCATAGGTGTGTTATGCCCACCCCTGGGGTTGCCTCTGTCCCAGTCCCTCTTGCACTGACTTGTTTGCCTCAACACCTTGCCCAAACCATTTCGTGTTGCATGACTCAGGGCGTGTTGATCTACCCCCGTTACCGGGTGTCATCCACCCAGGGCGCAACCCCTGGTAGGTCATGCGGTCGATTCAGTTTTTGTACAGATCAGGTCTAGTGAGCCTGTGTGTTATGAAATCAAGATCTGAAGGGCGGACAACATGATGCTCAACACCAGCAAGCCCCAGGCTGTCCAGCCAGTTATCTTGCGAGCTCGTCGTGCGACCTCTCTCAGATTTGAGTTCGACGAACAAGAGCTGTCCATAGTGCGGTGATAGTAGCACCAGGTCAGGGAAACCAACATCCCCCTCGACGTGGGTTGCCCAGCGGCCGCGAATGTTCATAGCCGGTAGATCGTGGTGGATCAGCCAGCCGCCCATCCTGGCAATGTTGATCACCACACTTTTCAGTTCCTTTTCGTTCACCAGGCTTTCCACCAAGTCATACCCCAAGGGTCGTGCATGTATTGCACAAGCCCAGCCTTTTGCATTTGGCGCAGCTCGTGATGAAACCATGACGGCCAATCAAGCTCGCCAAACAGCGACCGTTCAGTGTGCCACTGTCCGTCAGCGAGAATGGCTGCGATTTGGTCTTGGCGGCTCATTTCCATGCTTCAATCACCTGACTCGCTTGGCGTGTCGTCAACGTCTCAAGCAGCCCTGCCTCGGGCCCGTAGCGTTCGCGCAGCTCGTTAAACACGGCTTCGTCATCCATGCCACGATCACGCGCCAGTTTCTTAATAAATCCCAGCTGCTTTGATGTCGCCAGGCCGCCATGTGCTTCGGGTGCCGGTGCGTAACCGCTGCGCTCCACCTTTTGCATTTCTTGGCGCGACGGCCGCGACCCAGGCTTCGTACCCAACGGGCTGTTGCCAATCATGCGGCCAATCGATGACGTTTCGCAGTTCTCCACGAAACTGGTTTTGTTGACGGGGCTTGAGCCGTGTACTTCCTCGGCGTAGCCGGTGGCGATCACGCGGCCATCAACTAGCCCCTCGGCACGGAATACCACGGTTTTGGTGTCGTAGTGCACCATGGTGGTGACGATCTGCGCGGTGGGGTATGCCTGCCACCAGCGCACCAGGCGCTCCTCGACTGTCTCGTAGTTGCTTAGGTCAAATGCCATGTCGGGTTCCTTTGTTTAGATTGCTTGCCACACTCGTAGCGGTCGGGTGTGTGTCTCTGGTCTAGCACTATTACGCCATTCCCCTGTGACACGGATTACGTCAGCCTTGGCTAGTGCCTTAAATACTGCGCCTAGGGCTGACCTGTTTGGTGGTTCGGGCAGCTTGTGGCTGTTCATGTAATCCCACACCTCATCCGATGTGAACGTGATGCGTAGCCGTGCGACGGTGCGTACCGCTTGCTCGGCGCAGGTACGCCAGTCGGTGCCTGCATGCTTGATGGCGGCCGTCATGCCCTCATCAGCCAGGCGTAGCCCTTCGGCGTAATCAAACAGTGTGTCACTCATTGTTCGTCACCGATCAGTGCGCCTGCGGCTTCCATCAGCACACGTGCGTCAGCCTCGTTGCCTGACAATTCCAGGTCAATGGCAATCAGGCGTACTCGTTTGCCGAGCTGTTGCCGGTCGCGTCGGCGGCGCTCATGTGGCGTGATGGTCAAATCGTCAAAGAACTGTTGCCATACCTTGAAACTTGCGTCATTGATCATTTGTCGGGTCTCCTCGCTTAGTGATTCTGTCCAGTGTCCGTCGTATTTCTCGCTCATTTGATACCCCAGGGGTGCCATCCACTATTGCGCCAGATCGCTAGTCCGGCACGCAAATTGGTTGCTGGGTCGTACAGCTCGTCGCATGTCTTGAGCAGGCCGTGTGCCTGTAGCCAGCCGGTCGGCCAGTAGGTTGATCGTTTGCACCAAAACGAGTTGATTTGCATCAACCCGTGGCTGCCGCCCATCGGGTCGCTGGCGTTGAATGCGCCTGGTGTGCACCGTGATTCGCGGTACAACACGTTCGCTAGGCGTGCCATTTCTGACGCTGGCCAGCCGACATCGAGCGCCAGCTGTAGGGCTAGTTCACAATCCGATTTTGGCTGCGGATCTACCCAGGCGGTGGTGCTGGTGCTGCTGGTCGGAGCGGTCAGGGCCGCCATTGGGGCTTCCATGTATTGGATGCTCGGTGGGGGTGCTGCCAGGATGCCCTCAGACGCGTCAGGAGCGTCGTAGAGCGCCGATAACCCTAAAAGGCTGGCTAGGTACCCCAAAATCAAAATAGGGGCTTTTAATGCGTGCATAGTCACTTCCTTTCGTCGGTGACAAAAACCCTACAGTACGGGTTCAGGGTTGTGGTGGATTTGGTGCAAACACCTTGTCTAGTGCGGTTTTCATGGCTTCGGGGTTGCGTGCCATGGCTGGCGAAATCTCGATGTGATACCAGTCTCCGCCTGGTGCGCCGGACACGGTGCGGTTGTCGTATTTGCGCCAACGTGCCCGATCACACCGCCAAGCCCTGCCCCACGGGTGGGGGAAATAGTCAATGACCATTTCCAGGCCGATCGCGTCAGCGTTCTGCACAAGCTGCTGAATAACCTTGAGCATTGGCTGACGTTCTTTGCTGCCAACAATGGCTTGGGTGTTGGGGTTGCGGATAAACCGCCAGGACATGTCGACTGCGCGGCCGGTGGCGTGCACGCTTGGCGTTGACTTGCCGCGCATGTTCCTAATGACAAATGCGCCGTTGTTCCATAGGCCGCGGCTGGTTTCGCGCTCGATGCGGCGGATCAGCATTTCAAGCCCTGGCGTGATGCCAGCGGCGTTGCCATCAAACCCTGTGTAGGGGCGGTGGCTAGTGGCCGCTGTCTGTCGTTTCTTGGCTGCCACGGCCAAACGCTTTGTCATTCGGATTGAGCCACCGCAGCAGTGGGGGTACTACTGCGGCGACACCTGCGGCCAGCAAATTTTTGGGGCTGGTCTCCCCAGTTAGGTACAACGTCAGCACGGCCGACACGAACACTCGGGCGTAGCTGGCAATCATGGCTTTGTCGGTTTTAGTCATGGTTTTCTATGTGCCTGTCTATTTTGGTTTCAATTCGGTCAAGGCTGTCGGCAATAATCCCGTGGTCTTGGTGTTGCCTTTTGAAGCCGCGGTGAATCCACGCCACAACAAGGCTGAACCCGCCAGAAATGAGAGCAATGAGAACGCCGTCAGCCACGACACTAATCAACAACTTTTGGTTTAATTAACGGAGCAGGCGGATTTTCTTCGTGTTCCCATACGGTCAAAATTGTTCCATTTAACACCCAACCATGATCGTATCCATTTTTTTTTAATAATTGAACTAGTTGTTCTTGTGTCATGCCGATACCTCAAGCAAAATTATTGACGATTGCGTACTGTCTGACTGAACACGAACATCACTAGTGGCGGAATTATTTGCAAATGTCGTTTTGTAAGTAGTTGCGCTTGTTGTTGCAGGACTATCCAAATAAACGTGACTTATTGAAAAATAAAGAGTGTCGGCAATTGCGGTGTATCCTGCATACACGCTCATTTGAGCAATTGTTGTTGATCCACGAACCAAACGCATAGCAATTGCATTATTGGCATTAACGGGTGATTTGTAATTTCCGGGGTGACTTACAGCAACTAAAATTTTACTTGACGCATCTGAAGGCGTAATTGTTGCGGTAAGTCCAGTATCGGCGTAAGTTGTTGATGAACTAATTACTTGTGTGGTCGTAGTTGCCGACACAACTTGCAGGATGCGAAATGCGCCGCGCAAGTCATTCATTTGTGCCGCGGTCAGCACTTGGCCAGCGGTAAACGTGGCAGGAAGGGTGGTGGGGGTTGCCATACCGTTCAGCCTAGAACATTGTTTTCGTCAAGACGACCATACACGGCATCATCCAGCAGCAGGTCAAACACGGGGGTGGCTGGGCTGGTGTAAACCCTGACGCTATGCCCACGGTCAAAATCAATCCGGTGCTCAACCCCTTCGATGCTTAGATCCTGCTGTAACGGGCTTGCCACGCCACCAATCAAAATGTCCTTCTCGATCGTGACATAGTCGCCGAGCTCGAGGATGGCGGCTGCGTCACGTTGGCTGGCTGTCAAGCTGCCAAACCACGTGTCTACCGAATCAAAACGGGCTAGCGGTTCAGGTGAGAGCAGATAGTCAGCTAGGTCGGCTGCGGCCGTGTTGTCATGCAAAAGGCTGTCGGTTATGAATAGCGATTTGATGAAATAGGTGGTTTGTGATGTTGCGTCTGATGCTGTTTGGGTGCTGCCGCCAGCAGGTTTCACGTTCACTAAATTGATGATGTCCTCAGCCCGAAACGCGATCGACAAATCACGGAAGGCAGCCCCAGTGCCGTCATCACGAAAATCGAGCACTGCTGGGCCGATCACGTTGCCAATGCGGTTTTGGCTAACCAGCACGCCTTCGCGGTCAATGAAAATACGGCCACGTTCAGCCGAGTAGGTGATCTCGTCAAAATACGCTTTGACGTTGGTGCCGTCATCAATTGAGTATGCGCCGCCGCCGCCAAGCTCGACGGTGCCTGCCGCAATGTCGCGTGCCGCGCCCGTTGGATAGTCCACTTCAGCCAGGTCAAGCACCCAGTTGATGCGGTCACCAGTGAATTCTTTAGTGGGGTTTTGACCTGAAATAAACGTTTGTGCCAACCGGTACATGTTGTCCACGCAGAACACGGTCACGGTGTCCAAGCCGCCAAGCGTGAACTTGTAGTTGTAGTCCACTATGAAACCGACGAATAGCAGTTCGGGGTCGTTGTTGTCGTCATAGCGGATCAGCTGCACGGCACGCCCTGGGGCAAGCCCTGGTACGCCTTGCGCCTGGTCGTAATAGGGATTGCTCGGGTCGTCATCAAACGGGTTGAACACGCCATCAGCCAGCGTGTCGTTCAGGGTGAATGACATGGTGCCGTTGGTGATCGCGTCGTTTTCGTCGGCGCGGCCACGCTTCACTGCCACGTTCAGGGTGCCTTCAGCAACGCTGGCAAAATTTGTGGTGCCATCGAGCACGTATTCGGTGTTATCAAGTACGCCGCGTAGCGGATTGTCAAGGGTGAATGCGTTTACTAGGTATCCAGTGTCAACCAGCAGGTCATAGGTGCCTGCATTGGGAATGGTGACGGCGGCCATTAGACGACCGCGATACGGGCTGGGCCTTGCACCTGGTTGTATTGCCGGATTGCGTTAATAACCGCTTCGCCGATTTCGGCGCTGGTTGCCAGGCCGCCTTCCACGTTTATGTTGATAGTGCTGGCGACACCTTGGGCGGCTCTAGCGTCTGACGCAAAAATTAGGCCGCCAGCAAGCGCAGTGCCGCTTGCGCCACCAGGGCCGATTGTCGGTATGGCTGGGGCAATGGTGCGTGCCACTGCTCGACCTGCGCTGCCTGAGCCGCCGCCTGCACCGGCTGGGGGAATGATGTTTGGCATGTTGAAACCGCCGCCGCCCGTGGTCGGTAGATTGCCTTCACGTTCGGCGCGGATCGCTGCAAGTGTTGGGCCACCGCCGCCACCACCGCCACCGATACGCGGCAGATTGACTTCGGGGATGTACGGAATGTCGCTGAACGGGTTGACCAGGTTTAGGCCGCGAATGATCAGGTTTAGGGCTTTGATCCAGCCGTTTGCCCAGGTTTCGGCTGCCGCCAACGTGAAATTCAGCACCGCGTTTACGCCGGTACGGAACCACTCGAATTTGTTGTATGCGATCACCAAACCCGACACCAGCACCGCAATACCAGCTGCGATCAACGCAAACGGGTTCAGCATCATTGCAATGTTCACTGCAACTATGGCCGCGGCCACAGCTGCAATGGTGCCTGCGATTGCCAAGAACACCTTTGGGTTTTTTGCTGCCCAATCCGCAAACCGCGTCAAATACGGCAACACGGCCTGCACGACCGGCAGTAGGGCTCTGCCGATTGACGCTTGCAAGTCTTGAATCGATGCCGCCAGGATGCGTTGCTGGTTGGCTAGGCCGCCGCTGGTGCGCTCAAAATCGCCCTGCGCGTCGGTGGTTTGTTTGTAGATCGCTGCTTGGGCAGCCAGCACTTTTTGCTGGGCGGTCAGCGCCCCAGTGCCGTCATAGATCCCGAGCGCCAACGCTTCCTGCTTCAGTACCGCGTCGGACAACAGCACGCCGTATTGGCGGATTGGTTCGGATTCGCCGCGCAGAGCTGCGCCGATAGCGGTAATGGCTTGCTCAGGGGTCGTGTTGTTGAATGATGCCAGGTCGGCAGCCAGCTTGGTGAAATCGGTGCTGAACCCTGCCAAATCGGTGCCGGTCAGCCCTGCGGCTTTACCGAACACGCCAAACGTCGACGCCGCATCCAGGGCAGCTTGTTTGCTGATGCCGAGCGTTTTGGCAGTCTGGTCACCAAATGCCAGCACTTCCTGGGCGGCCTGCCCAAAGATCACACCCGTTTTGCTGACCGTTTCGTTCAGGTCGCTAGCTGCTTGGACTGCTGGTATTGCTGCGGCAGTCAAACCACCGAGCGCAGCGACAGCAGGCAGAAACGCCTTTTTCATTGCAAACGCGGCTTTTTCGCCGTTGGTTTCTAGTTTCTTGAATTGCGCAATGGCGCGGTCGATACCTTTGCCGTCAAAATCGGTAATGATTGGAATGTTTATCGCCATCGGTAACTCTCCATGTTGCGCTGGATTTGCGCCGATGCTGTTTCAACAGCCGTTTCTACTTCGCGATTTATTTGCTCAAGGCGGCGGTCTGCGGCCTGCCACATCACTTTGCCGCGTGTGCGACCAAACACCAGTGACGTTTGGGTGGCAAACGAGTTGCTGGTGCGTGTGCCAGCAAACTCAATGATGGCGGCTGCTGGGTTGCCTTGGCGCACACTAATCACTGATTTGCTGCGCTGGGATGTCGTGATTTTGGTCGTCACGCCGCTTCGGGCTTTGGACACTGACCACGGAAAAATTGGGCGTGCGCCCAGGTTCCATGTTCGAGCAAACCCTGACGGCATCTGACGGCCATACAGCGTTTTTGCCTCATCGGTTAGCGGCTTCGTGATTTGCTTGATGTCACGGGCAAACTGTTTGCGTAGTTCAGGGTCAAGGGCACGCAGTTCCTTCAGGGTTTCTTTTACCCCGATCACTTCCACGGTCGTTGCGGCCACTATCTGCTCCTGCGCTGCTTGTTTTGCTCCTCGATCACCTTACTGACCGTAACTAGGTCATTGGTGTCAAATTCAATGTGCGGCGGCCACCAGCCGATTGACACCAGCAGTTCGGCTAGTGATCGTCGGATGGTGCCGCGGGGGTAGGGTTTGGCTGCTCCTCGGTAACGATCTCGATGTGTTCCAGCTCGTTGATGAACTGGTCAAATGATGCCGGTACGACAACCTTGTGCAGTTTGCTGGCCTCAAATGCCAGGTACGCGATGTCCTCGATCCCGAAACCGTTGCCCATGTCTGACGCTTTGCGCTTGAACCGTCGTTCCCATGCAACGATGGTTCCGAGCGTCGTGGCAACCTCGTGTTCGTCGCCCTTGCGCTTGTATTTAATGGTGACTTGCATACCTAGCCTTTCGTGTCGGGCCGATTGTAGGCCAGGGTTACGGGGTCGTGTCTACGGTGTAGGCGCCGCCAGTGAACGTCACATCAACGGTTGACAGTTCACCCATGCTGGCGTTGATCACGGGCAGCTCAGCAAGAAATGCGCCGGTGAGCGTGAAGCCTGGGTTGGTTGCTCCTTCGCTGCCGGTGGATGGCTTGACGATCACGTTGGTGGTCGTACCAACAAGCGCCGACAATGTGGCATACGTTTCCGTTGCCGCGTACGACATGTACAGCGACAGCGTGACTTCGTGGTTGCCAAGTCCCTTGGTGTATTTGCGTTCGGTGTCACCAAAGGCGGTTGCCTCAAGCTGATCAAAACGGTGCGTGAATGTCGCGGCGGTGCACTGGTCGGACAAGTCAACCGAATTGACGGTCACTACCGGATTAGCAAGATAGGTGCTGGTTGCCATGGGGGGTTACTCCTTCGTGTCTGTTTTGACTTTACGCGGTTTGGTTGGTTTTGTCGCGGATTCTTCGGCGGCTTTGATGAAGCCACCGGCGATCAGGCCAGCGACGTTGATGCCGTTGGCGGCTGCGCCTTCAATGTCGTATTCGGCACCAGGTTTGCCTACCCTTGGGCTGACAACGATCCATTTCATGCGGTTTGCACCTGCATTTCAACGGTCAGGTCGTAGCCAGGCACAATTGTGCCGCCGATGTCCAGGCTGGTGGGGCGGCCTTCGGTCACTGCCACGTTTTTGGCCAGCAGATTGGCGGCAATCGATAGCAGTTGATCTAGGGCATCCTGGTTGCCTGGGCCGCTTGAGATGAGCTGAACGGGTACCGTCATTTTGGCAATGTTGTAGTTGTACGGGGTAAATGTGGGTGCGCCGATGAGCACGCAGCCTGGGCTGATGTTGCGTGGGTCGCGCACCACGGGCAGGCCGCTAATTGTCAGCAGTGTCGTGGCGAGATCGTCTAGCCCTTCGTTGAACAGTCCGGTGCCTGGCATCAGGCCACCTGCGGCCGGTCAATCCCCAGCAGCTGCTTAACCATAGGTGCCATTCCAACCATGGGGGCGGTGCCCATGCCATCGAACGTGGCGAATGCGTCACCCAAGCTGCCACGGGCACGGTACAGCGCGCCTGCGTACATGATCGTGCCGAGCTTTACATCTTGGCTGGGCACCGTGGTCAGGCTGTCTATGTATCCAGCTTCCTGCCTGCGCCGATAGCAGAACTGGTTGCTGGCAGCCGCCGCGGTGGTGATGAGCGCCGTGTCGTTTGCTGATGCCACCGTGATGTTCAACCAGGCCGTCACATCAGCTGCGTTGATCCACGTGCACGTTGGGGTGCTCGACAGTGTGCCAGTCGCCGCTTGGCGTGAAACGTCATCAGCGGTCTTGGCGTACAGCACCTGGTTGGCGATCGGCTCCTGGATGTCGTAGAGCAGGTCGCCTTCCGTGTCTACCCCAGTGAATCGGTACTGGGGTAGCGCTCGGATGGTGTAAGTGCCGTCGAATGTGGCATCCACACCGGCAACGGTGATGGATTGCCCCAGTTCAAGTTCAGCTGATGTCAATAACTGCAAGACAGCGAAGTTGTCAAGCAGGTATTTGTTGGTGACCGTGTAAGTGGCCATAACTGTGGCCCCTTATCCGATCAGTTAACGACGATGTATTTGACTTGATCCGCGTCTGCGATGAACGTGGCAACGTAGCCGTAGTAGCTGAACGTGCGGCCAAGGGTGCCAGGCACCTCAACCGACATCAGGCCGCGCACCTGCTCGTAGAACTCGCAGGCTTGCGCTCGGGCCACATACAGGGTGCCAGCGGCAAAGTTGCGGTCGGCAACCAGGTTCAAGCCAAACGGATTGAACGTGTTGGCCACCGTGATGTTGGCGGTGCCCATTCCGTTTACGCCCATCAGACCGGCTGCACCGGCGTATGGGAAAATCGGGCGCTTGTCTGCGTCGAGCTGTGCGCCGAGCTTCTGCCACACATCGGGCGACACAAACAACGTGTCGGGCAAGAAGTTCGTGGCGGTCAGGATGTCGGTCGCTGCGTCGTACAGTGCCGCGATTAGGGTGCTTGGGTCGTTGGCGGTCACTGTCCACGTTGAACCCGAAGCGGATGCGCCGCTGGTAATTGCATCAGCAGCAACGTCATCAGACTTGAGCATGTATTGGCCAGCAAGGTCGCGCAGGATGATTTCCATTGCGGCAGGGCTGGTGAAGTCAATGTCTTGCACTGACAGCGTGACTTGACCGGCAAGCGTGGTCTTGGTGACGACGTTGCTGGCAATCACTGGCGTGGTGGCCGACACTGGATCAAGTTCGGGTGACTGTGCAGCCACTGACGGGTGCGTTGTCCACGTTGGGCGAATGAACGTCTTGCTGTTGCCGCCGTCTGGCATTGCACGGGCACCGATCGCTGCAACAACGGGGCGCACGTAGTTCAAGTCCTGAAACACTGGGCCGAGCACGGGCACTGGCAACAAACCAGGCGTGTCGGTGGTGAGCACATCACCAGCCGCGGCTTGCAGTGCGCTTTGACGTGCACGCGCAGCCTCAAGGTATGCGTCGTTGACTTTGCGGAACGTGTCGCCACCAATGTGGTACGCGGCAAGGTATTCACCGGCTGACGGCATGCCAAAGTTGCGCTTCGGCTGTGCAGGCAACGGGGCCGTCGGGATTACTTCCTCGGCGGCAGCTTCGATCTTTTCCATGGGGGTGTTCTCCTTCTCGGATGTCATAGGGTCATTATTGTCTAGCGGATTTGTTTCGTGGTGGATACTTGCAGCAATGTCGGTGATGACGGCACCAGCGAACGCCGGTACGGGCACCAGGCTGAGCTCGACCCATTCGGCGGCTTTGACCACCATGGTGTCGCCGTCCATTTTCCATTTAGTCGGGTTGATGCCCACTGAAACGCTGTCCAGTACGCCTTCCTGGGCCAGCACTAGGGCTTCGTCACCGGCTGCGGTTGCCGCGATTCGGGCTGAAAACATCATGCCTTCGTCGGTCTCGACGCGCTCGGTGACCACGCCGACGGGCTGGGTTGAGTCGTGGTACATGAACAGTTTTGGGGCTTTGCCGTCTACGGGCAGGGCACCGGCTTCGATTCGTACTTTTTCGCCGCCGGTCACCACGGCATCCACGCCGTAGGGTACGGCTACGCCGCTGATGGTGCGTTTGCGGTCACCTTTGCCAGCCTCAAGCCATACCTGGGCTTGCAGCTTGATCGGCTTGACGGCCGCCGCCTGCATTTCTTCCATTTCGTCCTCCTCCTCGATCTCAAGCTCACCGCCTGGCTCGATGCCTTCCTCGTTGCTGATCGCAACCATTTGGTCGATTGCGTCTTGCTTCATTAAATGGCAGCCGCGCACTTCCATGTCAGCGGTCACCACTGCCCAGCCAGCGCAATCCTCAGCGTCTTTGGTGATGTAGTACGGCATTAGCGTGCCAGCCTTTCCTGCGTGTTTTCCTCAACCACGGTGTCATCCATTCGGTCGGCTTCGTAGTTTTCTGCCAGGTATTCCTCAGGGTCAAATTCGACGTATGTGCCGCGTGGCAGCACGTTGTCCATGCTCAAGGTTTCTGCGATCGCTTCGGCGTACAGCTTCACGCCGAAAATGTAGAGATCGGCACGCGCTTGTTGTGATGACTGGTACGAATACGACCCCGTTGATACGCCAACAAGGTATGGCGGCACGTTCGCCAAGCGTGCGGCCTCAAGTGCACTGTAATTAGCTGAGTCGATCAGCAGCATTTTGTCGGGGGTCATGCTGGTTTCCTTGTACTCGACAAATTCGTTGAGCGCCGCGGTTTGGTTTGTTGCACGCGCCTGGTTAAATGCGGCCGCCAGGTCGGCAAGTTCTTGGGCGGTCATTGGTTCGCCGCCTACTTGACGCAACACACCCGACGGGATGCTGCTAGATGCGTTGCGGTTGCGTGCCGCCTCAATCTTAAGCGCTGTTTCAATTGCGCCTGGCGCAGAATAAATCAAACCTTGTGCCGGTGAAAGAAACTGCACCAGGTCGTCAGGATTGAGCATGCCGCCGTTGAAATACACTTCTTTTGATGGCGCGAACCACACTGGCCCCACCATGTCGCTCGTTGTGATGCTTCCTGCTGGTAGGCGTGTGAACGACGCGGGATATCCATCGCTCGTCCTGCTGGTGACATACCAAAACGCTCGACCGAACATCAGGAGATCATCAAGAGTCCATGCCATGAGAAACTGATAGGGCACGGTTGGGTCGGGTCGCCGCAACCACGTGCGCGGATCAAGGTAGATCTTTTCGCGGCGGCCATCCATAAACCGTTCGTTGTACATGCGTAACGGCATGCAACCAATGACGGATGCCATCAGGTCGCGTGCACGATTGATTGCTGGCACGCTGATCGCACGGTTGCGTGCTTCACCTTCCTGGTAGCTGTAATACTGGCCGATCATTGACACGCCAGCCGCGTTCGATGTGTAGCCGCCTGCCGCAGCTGCTTTGGCTGGCGGTGGGCTGATCGCTGCTTTGGTTGCGCCTTTGCTGAAAAGTGCCATGCGTTTATCTTGCCCTATCTGATCGCGTTTGGGTGGCACCCCCAGCAGGTTTATCCCGATCCCGACGAAAGGCAAAACGGCCAGGGGTGCCGGTGGCGATACTAATGCCCAGCAACAACAATCATGGGTTTGCCAACAGCTTGTGGTCGAGCTGCGAGCGCCGCGGCCCACACCATGCACCTGGCAAGTTCGATCGGCCCTGGTGATCGTTGTGACGACAACGCCATGCTGCCTTGGCTGCGTACCGCTACGGCACGTTGCACGTGTTCGGCCAGCATTTGCTCACCGGTGTGGCGCAGGGTGCGTTCCTCGATCATGTTTTTGACTGCTGGGGTGTAGCGCAACAGTTCGCCGTAGCCGACGACTTGGGTGCGGCGCTCGAGCGCGGCTGGCATGTGCAGCTCGATGGTGGGGCTGACAGCGAACGTGGTTTTCAGGTCGGCGGCTAGTTCGGTGATGGCTTGCACGCATTGGGCGATGGTGTCCACGTGAAACGCGACCGTGACCCCAATGGTGCCGTCACCGAGTGGTGCGGCACGCACCCCGAAGTAGCGGCTGTCATCCAGGCTGGACTCAACGGCGATCACGCCACCTGGCGGCACATTGTCAATTTGCAGGTCAGGCCACTGGCCTGGTCGTACCCATGCACGGTCGCTGGCCACCCATAGGTTGACGCTGGCACGCAGAAACGCGGCACGGTCAGGTGACTGCGCTTCGGCTTGGATGGTTTCGGCTTGCAGGGTGTGACCTAGTGCTGGGTTGCCGTATGTCCACGCGTCGGGTGTCATCGGGTCAAGATCGGGTGGTGGTGACCATTCGGCCATGTAAAGCGACCCCTGCTGACCGGCATCGATTTGCCGCAGCCCTTGTTCCCGATAGCGCAAGAACACGGTGCTGGATTCAGTGCCGGCGGTTGACCACATTGCCATTAACGGGTTCGGCCTGGCACGCATAGTTGGCAGCAAACCCTGATCGATCGCATCAGTTGAAATGTCCCAAATCTCGTCGGCAACTACCAAGTCAACTGATAGACCGTGACCCACTGACGGGCTGGCAGCCTTCACCAGCCACCTTGAGCCGTCAGGCATCCTCACCTCGTTGCGGCCATACGCCCACGTGACCTTCGCCCCAAAATGCGTTTCCAGCAATTCGGCCAGTTTGCGAAACAGCTCGACCGCTACGTCAAGCCGGTGGGCTGTGGATAACACGGTGACGGGCTGGCCGCGCCTAATCGGCTCCTGGGTCAGGAAGTAGCCCACTAAGCAACTTAAGGCGTGGGTCTTGCCATTTTGTCGAGCCGTCGAGCAAAGTCCCATGCGATGTTGGAACCTGCCGTCAGCACGCAATGCAGTCAAACCAGCCAACGCACGCGACTGCCACGGCATCAACGTCACATTCAAGAACCGCTGCGACCATCCCCCCAGCTCCGCTTCGAGCGATCCGTGCTGGTCATCCCAAGGCGTTTCCAATCTCGGCCAATCACGGCCAGTTGCCGCCAGTTCGTGCTGATCAGCGCTGGTGGATACAGACGAGATTAGGGTCGGGGTCAAGCGTTTGCTGGGTAAAAAACCGTTGTGGCCTTGTGCTTGCATTGCGGCGTTTCGGGCTTTGATTCGTGCTTGGTCGTTGGCTTGGCGGTGGCGGTTGCCGCGTCGGCTGTTGC